CAGAATTAGTATTAATAGCAAATTCTCCATCACTACCGAATGTTAAAACAGCAGATGCTGTACCTTCTGTTTGCCAAAATCCTCCATTATTATATTGACTCATTCCTACCCAAGCACCATTACCTGCAGTTACTTGACCCATGCTTAGACTTTGCGTAGTTGATGTGCCATATTTTAACCTAAATCCAGTATATCCTCCAACGCCACCATTAGAATTTATATCTAATGTTGTTCCTGGAGATGTTATTCCGCCAAAACCAGAATATCCAGCATTTGAAATAAGCATTCTAATTGAACCTCCACTTGATACTTGAAAAGGAACACCAGAGCCATCTTGTTGAACTACTAATGCAAAATCAGCAGCATTTCTATATACAAATGCACCAATATTTGATTGAGGAGCAAATCCTACTCCAATGTTTGTAGCTTGAAGGCTAGATGTAAAAGTGGCAGCACCTGCAGATGTAATTGTTAATCTTGATGTTCCACTTGTTCCAGTACCTATATAAAAACTGCTTCCAATAGTTCCTAATACCGCTTGATATGTTGTACCATCTGAAGCAAAAAATTGAATATTATTATTATCGTTTTTACCAATAATTTTTAAAGATTGTTCTGGTAAATTTGTTTGTATAGTTATAGGATAACCAGAAGCTGATGCAGAACCAAATGTAGAACCATTAATATTTGCAGTTAATGCAGAAGAAAAAGTTTTAGCTCCAGTAATTGTCTCAGTTCCTGCTAAATGAACTACAGCGTTATCTGCAGCCTTAGTATTAATTTGAGTTTGAATAGCACTTGTTACACCTTTAACATAACTTAATTCAGTTAATGAAGGATAAGTAGCAGTAGTTAATGAACTAATTACTCCAGTTGTAGAAAAAAAAGCAATCTCATTTGCTGTACCAGAACCACCAATATAAGTAGGTACATTTATTACTCCAGCACTATAAGTAGCAGCACCGCTTGTACCACTTGTTGTTAAGCTGATAGCTGATTGTGCTCTACCAGTAGTAAAGTATTGATTACTACCTTCTGCAATGTTTGAAGTTGTTAAAACAACAGTTCCAGATGCACCGTTTACACTTGTAACTGGGAAAGCAATGTTTGTATTTGATGCACTTGTGATTCTACCTTTGCTATCTATAGCTATTGTAGGAACTGCAGTTGAAGTTCCGTAAGTTGTAGCAGTAACACCAGTATTAGCTAAAGTTAAAGCAGATGATACGTTTGCACTACCATCAAAACTAACTGACCATGTAGCATCCCCACTTGCAGCTATTGTTCTTGCAGTTGTAAGTGTATTAGCAGCATTTGCTGTACCAGCTAAGTTACCTTCAAAGTTAGCAACCAATGTTCCAACAGTATATCCTACACCAGTAGTATTAACTACGTTAGTAGGTTCATCTACTAAGCCAGTAAAGAACTTAAACTTACCAGCATCAGAAGCATCTCTGAATAAACCAGTAAACTCTACACGAGTTTGAATTGAATCATAAAATCTTCCATAATATCCTATGTCTACAGCATCTGTAGTATTGTTATCATTTGCAACCTCAAACAATGGGTCTTTAGCCGATATTGATTGAGTATTTACATAAGTTGCAGTACCGTTGATAGTTAAATTACCACTTACAACTAAGTTGTTTGGCATTGTAACGTCATTAGTAAATGCGATGGTTGTAGTATTGCCAACAGTATTAGCGGCAATCTGATTTGCGGTTCCATTGATAGTAGTTATACCTAAGTCAGTCCAAGAAGCTGTTATTACATTAGCATCTTGCTGAGTTAAGGATATTGTTTTAGTTGTTGTACCAGTTACAGCAGCAGATATGAGAGAGCGATTATAAGCTATATCATATTGGCCTAATTTAACCGTTGTAGGGATAGCATAACCAGCGGTTAAGCTAAGAACCCCACTGCCAGAAGAATAGTCTAAACCAACAGCAGATTCGCTGATGGATGCTCTTGCACGTGCATCTGTATAATATAAATTAGTGCCTTCTGCTAAATCTGTTGTAGACTTTGCAGCAAAGGCAGTATTGAATCTTGCTTGAGTATAGTAAAGGTTTGTACCCTCTGCTAAATCAGTTGTTGTCTTTGTACTAAATCTTGTATCAAATCTTTGATTGGTAAAATACAAATTTGTACCTTCTGGTAAGTTGGTAGTTGTTTTAGTTGCAAAGTTAGTTGCAAAGTTTGCATCACCTCTTGCAGTTGTAAAATAAAGATTCGTTCCTTCTGCCAAGTTCGTTGTGCTCTTAGCAGCGAAAGCTGAATCAAATCTACCTTGAGTATAGTATAAGTTAGTTCCTTCTGTAATCCATGTTGTTATTGGAACAACATTTTCCCAAACAGCTAAAGAAGAGTTATATTTCAATACGTTGTTATTAGCAACACTTGTAATTCTAACATCATGTAATTCTGAAATTTCGTAACCATTATCCACCTTAACAAAAATCTTACCATTGTTCTTATGAGCATAAACTACAAAACCAACAATAACTGTTTGATTAGGAGCAAGTGGCTTAACCTTAGTAACTCCACCTGGAATAGAAGGAGATAAATAAAGTGTATCACCATCAACCCAAACCTCAGATTGTATATCTCCAGTAGTATCAATTTGTCTAACTAAACCAGAAGTAGTTACGAAACCTTCTTGGTTGTTAGCTATATTTTCAGTTACTAAACCTAAAGTATCTTTAGAGTTAGCCTCGTTATTAGCTTGAGCTAAATTAACAGCTAATCTTTGTCCTTGTGCAGATGCGATTTTAACCGCTTGATAACCAGCTTCTGTTAAAATACTTCCAGAGTTATTCAATACCCTTGCAACCTGCTCTTGACCCACTTGTAACACTACATTACCGCCCATCAATCCAATGTCCATTGTTCCGTCTGCAGTATTCCACTTTAACTTACCAACAGCACTTGCTTCATTAGCATTTACATTAAGTTGTAAGAAATCACCTTGAACACCACCATCTGCAGTTGCAATAGTGATAGTAGGAGTTAAAGTTCTTGCACCGTCATTATAAGCCCAAGTAATACCAGTACCATTCTGAATCAAAGTGGCAACAGTATCATCAATTAAATCTTGTATTTGAATACCACCACCAGTAATAATTAAATCACCAGTGATAGTTAAATCTCCATGAATTGTAGCTGCAATAGTTGAAACAGATATTGCAGTATTTACACCAGCTCCATCTTGAACTCGCTGTAAAGTAGCACTTACGCCAACATTATTAGCACCAATTTGCAATACTTGTCTATATGTATTTTTTACCGCTTTACCTTGAAGAGTAGCCATTATATTTTAATTTTTTTAATTTTACTAACCATTTTATATAGTTCTTCTGAAGCCGAGTTGAATAAGAATGGTCTATGTGGCAAATTTACTACATTTCCGTTATTTCGCTTAAAAGTCTGTGCATACCCCTCAAGTTTGTTCATACTTAGGTTTGCGTACACTGGAATCTGATAAGATGGACCAGTACCAAACTCAACAAAAGGAGAGTAAAAGACACTTGAACCAACCTTTGCTCCTGCGTTCATATTGTAAGGAATACTATAAATAGAAGCCTTTAACTTACCAGTTTTACCCAAAGGTGCTCTTGCTCTTGCACTATTTTCTATAGCTATTACAGATTCATTAATAATCTTCTGTATTTGCTGAGTAATAACATGAGGAGCCTCTTTCAGCCTTTTTGATAGGCTTGTTACAGTGCTTGTCTTATTTATGGTAAATGACATTAAGTATTTTCCCAGGTTGTACTAATATTCTCCCAGAAAGCAGTAATACTATCCCAAGTATTAACCCTCTTTAAAGTAGAACAAGTGATTCTTAAATAGTTATGCCCATCAAACTCATCTATAATACTGCTAATAAGATAAATATTCCCATTATAGTAAACAGTAAGGTCATTAGAAATAGTAATACTTTGAGCATCTCTTATTCTAAAAACTATACTATCCGATAAAGAATCTTTACCAGCAATATTAGTCTTGTTTTGTGTTTCTCTAAATATCTCAGCCCAACAAGTATAGTAGTCTACATC